AAGTGCTTTTGACAGAATCAATGTTCGTAGATTGTTCATTGTTCTAGAAAAGGCAATTGCAACTGCATCAAAGTATTCACTCTTTGAGTTCAATGATGCGTTCACCAGAGGACGTTTTGTGTCATTGGTGTCGCCATTCCTTGAAGACGTAAAGGCAAGAAGAGGACTCATAGACTTCAAGGTCGTTTGCGATACATCAAACAACACACCAGAAAGAATTGATAGAAACGAATTCTATGCTGATATCTACATCAAACCAAATCGTTCAATCAATTACGTTCAACTGAACTTTATCGCAACTAGATCTGGTGCTAGTTTCAGTGAAGTTGGTGGGTAATAAAGTAAAAAATTATTAAGGAGATAGAAATATGGCATTTCAAGTCAGTCCGGGTGTAAACGTATCAGAAATTGATCTCACCACGATAGTTCCAGCTGTTGCAACTGCTTTGGGTGGAATTGCTGGTGAGTTTGAATGGGGACCATCAAGAAAGGTAATTCTTGTTGATAGTCCAAAAAGATTCAGAGAAACCTTCGGTGAACCAAAAAACTGGAATTATGAAGAATGGTTGTCTGCAACGAACTTCTTGGGGTATAGTAACGCACTTCAAGTTGTGAGAGTTGTGCATAAAGACGCTAGGAATGCAGCAGATTCTGCCGCCAATGCTAAATTGGTAGAAAATGAAGATCTGCGTTCTGTAGATGATAACGGTATTATCGCTAGATATCCAGGAGAAAAAGGCAATTCATTGGGTGTGTCCATTTTTGCTGGTCCCGGCGAAGAAACCACACATACTCTTTCTGTAACTGGGGGAAGTGGCGATTTTGAAGTTGGTGATACGGTATTCTTCATGGATGGTGAGACAGGAGTTGATGGAACCGTAACTGAGTCAATAGGTGCAACAGATGGTTCTGGTGTAGCAGTCGTTGCTCTCGGCACGATTTTATCTTTGGATATAACCGAAGATTCGGGTGGAACAATGGTTCTTGGAAGTCTTGAAGGTAATTTCCCAGTATCTTCCGGAGCAGCCATTGGTCTTGACGGAACTACCGCTAATGGTGCTTCTTTGTTGAATGCATCAGTAGCGGGTACTACTGGTGCATTTGAAAATTGGACATGGAGTAATCAGTTTGGTTATGGAAATGATGGTGCTCCAGAAAGTACTTCAAACATTCAATTCTTGGAGTTTGGTGAAGTAACTGATGCCAATAAAACAGACGATCAAATGCATGTTGTTGTCTATGATGAGGATGGATTGTTCACCGGCTCTAAGGGAACTGTTTTGGAAAGATTTTCCAATCTCTCGATATTCCCCGAAGCAAGAAGAGAAGATGGTGAATCCGTTTACTACAAATCGGTAATCAACAATTCATCAAAGTATATCTATGTTGGTGGAAAAGACATTCCAACCAATGTCGTGGACGACATATCCGCTCAATTGGGAGAAACAATCACTTTGAGTGGAAATGGTTATATAGTTGATTGGGGAAGTTCAGGAGTAACCGATCCAGCTATTGTGGATTTCTCTCTGACAGGAGGAACGGGTCAAACAGGAGGAACAGTAGCACAACAAGTTCCTTCAAGTGATCCACAGGGATACAATCTCTTTGAAGACACCGAACTTTATGATGTCAACCTGATAATAGGTCAGGCACTTACAGGGGTTCAAGCAGGATATGTTCGTCAAATTGCAGAAACCAGAAAGGATGCAATTGCATTCTTCTCCGCAGTCAACAAAGACGAATTTGCTGCGAATGATGCAAAATTGATTGCTTGTAGAACCATCAGATCGGATGTTGGTTCATCTTCCTATGCAGTCATAGATTCTGGATATAAGTATCAGTATGATGTCTATAATGACATCTATCGTTGGGTTCCTCTCAATGCTGACACAGCAGGTTTGGTTGCAAGAACAGAAGCAACCAGAGATGCTTGGTTCTCTCCAGCTGGTTATACCAGAGGACAAATCAGAAATGCAATAAAGTTGGGATTCAATCCAGAAAAGTCATCCAGAGATGAAATTTATCCAGACGGTGTGAACCCAATCATAACAACTCCAGGTGAAGGAACTCTTCTCCTAGGTGATAGAACTGCTCTCAGTAAACCAAGTGCTTTTGACAGAATCAATGTTCGTAGATTGTTCATTGTTCTAGAAAAGGCAATTGCAACTGCATCAAAGTATTCACTCTTTGAGTTCA